GGCGTGGTTAAGGGTACAACGCGGATGAGCAACGACGAAGATCTTGAGAAGCAGTTCGACTATGCAGGCAACGAAATGAACGCCCTGCTGGATCAACTGGAAACAGAAGGGTTCAACACCGGCGCGGTACTGGGAGGGACGTTAACGGCTCTCCTGTTCCGGCTCGTGGTCCAGAGCCCTAATGGCAGCACCGCCATCGGTATGTTGTCTTCAGCCATGCACCAAGCAGCAACCATTGCCCGGGCATATGATGAGGAAGAGGAGACCAAGCATTGACGAAGCTCAGTGACCACCAAGCAGCAGCCGCGCTGCTGAACCAAGCCATCCACGCCGTCAATGACCTGTGGCTGGAAGTGGACGGCGAGGGCAAGCCCTTCCTCGATCAAGCGATCAGCAAGCTGCACGAAGCGCAGTCGCTGATGATGAAAGCAAGGCTGCGGGAGAAAGATAACTAATTTGCGGATATGAATGCCGCATTTCGTGAACCGGGGAAGTCCGATGATCTCCGCACCCGGGATCCGAAAAAAGGAGATCGAACAACCCAAGGGGTGTGACATGGTGTCGCACCCCTTATTTTGTCGAATATGGTATAAGATAAGTCGCATATGGGATAGCATGGGGCTAACTATATGTTATTATTAGGTATTGATAAAAAGAGCGCGAAAAGCGCTAACGCTATTTGACAAAGTCCACAACAACTACGGGAGGTCAGTATGACTGACACTAAGGATTGGGTCTTGCCCAATGGTTTTACCTACATTGCTACAACAGCCGGTTGGTACGGCTCATGGGCAAAAGCCACCGATCCGGTGACCGCAGCGCGTAATGCAGCTAAAAGTAATAGCAGCAGCTACCCGCAATTCGTTTCAATCTGGTACGCACCAGACGAAACAACAAACGTCACCGAAATGGGCGGACTCTCTTGGATGCCGGAAACGGCCGATAAGATTGTCCCCGTCGGGTTCTTCCAAATGAGCAAAAGCTCAATGAAACCGTCCAAAGACTCGCGGCTCACGAATCTTGAGTTCGTAGAGGATTGGCACCGGCAGTTGGGAGATTCCTACGCCCATTGGGCAAAATCCCAAAAAGAACAATAACTTACAGAGGGGCGGCAGCAATGTCGCCCCTTTTTCGTAACGGTATACATATATAGAGGAAAAATTAGAAAAAATAAAAAACACAAAAAATATGGTGTTACAGGTGTTACAGGTGTTACGTTTTTCTGTAACCCTTAGTCAGCAACGATTACAGAAGATCAAAACCGTAACACTTCTGTATACACCATTAAATCAGAGGTGTTACCACAGGAAATGGCCTTAAAGGGGGGTTCGCGGGATTTTTTTTAAAAATATTTTTTGCTCTATATAAGTAACCGCTGTAAAAAGGATGGGAGTTGACCTTTTTAACTGAGGAAACGATGGCGGCAAGAAAGAGAGCGTCGAAGCTTACTGGCAAACCCATGGAGACCCGGGGCCGCCCCCCGGTGACAGCACAATCGGCTCTGACCCGAAAGCAAGAGCTTTTTGTCAAAGAGCTGGTCAGTAAGGACGGTCAGATAACTTTGAGAGAAGCAGCGGTCAACGCGGGCTACTCTGTTGGTTCCGCTCACACCCGAGCCTATGAGCTCACCAATCCACACATCTCGCCGCATGTTGTCGCTGCTATACAGGCTTATCGCAGAGAGCTAGATGAAAAGTATGGTGTGACCTACCAACGTCATCTACGGGATCTTCAACAGATACGGGACACTGCTTTGCAAAACGGGGCTTACTCTGCTGCCGTTCAGGCGGAGTATCGGCGAGGTCAGGCACAAGGGGACATTTATGTTAGCAAATCCGAGATTCGTCACGGCTCGATAGACAGCATGAGCAAGGACGAGGTTTTGAAAGCCCTCGAGGAGATTAAGAATAGTTATGCCCCGGTCACCATCAACATCACCCCAGAAGATGAAAATGCCTCCAATCGCGACAAAGCGAGAGGCAGGCTTTTACAAGCAAGTGAAGGAAGCAGCGCAGAGGTCGAGACGGAAGCTGCTTTTGACGAGGATTGAAAATTACATTGGGGCCGGGATTCCGGACCTGATGATATGTGACGAGATTGGTAACTACCATCTGGTCGAGCTCAAATACATCACTGGTAACGCGGTGACCCTCCGCCCGTCACAAGTGGCGTGGCTATCTCGACACCAGCACTCAAGCTGTTGGATTCTGATCAAGCGACAGACCGAGGCCACCGAACCATCCGAATGTCTTTTGTACCCGGCAGCGGCAGCGGTCGATTTAAAAATGGACGGCATCGAAAAGGTTGAGCCCCTGTTCCGTTGTCAACAGCCTTTTCACTGGGACACAATATTTGACTTGATTTGTCCCAAAGATTCGCATATACGTGACTAAGGTAAGCAGTACCGGCTCGTTCAGGACTGTTGTTAGACGCAGCTCTTTCATTAGTGGATACCTTCGCGTTGCTGCTTACCGTTAACAACGGGAGATAACGATGAAAAAACAAGTTCTATATGCCGGTGATCAGATGAGACTTGGCAACACTATCAAGGCGCTGGCGGATATGATCCATATGTTTGAGGTGTACGATCAAAACGTCCAAGGAAAAGGTAAGTTTTCTGCTACTGGTGTTTTGGCTCCGATGAAAATCCATAATCACCCGGATAACCCCGAGTATAACCCGAATGCCGCCACCCACATGAACGAAGAAAGCGACTTTGATAAAATTGAGCGGATGCAAAAAATCGTCCGGGTTATTGGTGACATTCGTGAAAAGTGGGTGACTACCTGATGTTTCTATTTACTTGGATCGGACGTTTAATTTATGGCCCAGAATACGACAGCTATGAGCGCCGAATAAATCGCAGGCCGTTGCCTAAAAAACGCCGCAAATAAAAAAGAAGGCCCGCCATATTGACGGGCCTTTTTCTTTGGTTTATGTATGGGTTAAATCGCATGTAATTACGGGAGCAATTAACCATGCTAAAAACCACACCAATAAGCAGCGCGAAAAAGACCGCCGGGTGCGCCGTTACATATCGGGCCGGGAGCTCGGAAAAATTTGGGACTTGCCCGGCATCTTGTGAGCTAAACCCGAGCGGGCGCGGTTGCGGCGAAGGACAAATTGATTTTGATTATCTCGACGCCGTACTGGACGCAAAACCCCGGCGCGGTTTTTCGTTCACCTATTCGCACTTTCACCCGCTTTTCTGGTCTCACAAATTGAGCTCGAAAAAAACCGTGATCAATTACAGCGCCGACAGTTTGGCTTCTGCATATGCTGTCATTTCAAACAACGTCGCGCCTGTTGTCACCGTTGTTAAAGACAGTTTTTGGAAGAATGGAAAACATGCCTCAATAGAACGGGATGATATGCCGACGCCGCCGGTCCGGGTGGTCCGCTGCCCGGCAGAATATAACGACGCTGTAACCTGCCGGAATTGCGGCGGGAAGGACGGCCCGTTATGTGCTCGGCTTGATCGTGATTTTATAATCGGGTTTACAGCGCACGGGGCCAGCAAGAAAAAAGCAGCTACCGAAGATCCGGGCGGATGCTATGCGGCGGGCGGCAATGTCGCCTTGCACTGGACCGCCACCGCGAACCAGCAGCAGCCGGAGACGGACGGCGACCGCTTGCGGGCTTTTGTTAAAACCCTGCCCCCGGGCTCGGTTATTCGTCACCATGTGGCCGGTGATATCGGCATAGATAAAGGAGCAAAAAACCATGGTTAAATATTCTGAAAAACTAATCGAACACGGCATGGCCGACACTCGGGCCGAGTCGCTGGCTCGGGCGATAGACGGCTTGCATGATTCGGTTTCGAGAATGGACGAAAACAACCTTGCTCTGTTGCGAGAGCTCGAACCCGGATTGATCGAGGCGTTGAACCGATACGCCCGAACCGAGGCAATGTTGCGGGAGTTTTGAACCCGCAGCCGATCCCCCTTCATAGGCCCGCCACCCGGCGGGCTTATTTTTTGGGAAATTAACTTGCTTATGGTGGGATAATGTGAGACAACACCCAGACGGCCCAAGCCGGGCCGCATTTTAACGGGAGCATAACCAATGCAAAATAACGATCTAATCACCATTGACGGCCAGCCGCAGAACGGAATCATTCACGGCGAGCCCCAGCACCGACATAACGCCCCAGTGACCGGCGCATATCAAACCGACGCAATCCGCCACGGGATCGGCAACAGCGCGGTATCGTCTAATTGGTGGAACCGCCCGGACGATGAGCGGTTTTTGTCCCTTGCCGATATGCTGGCCTTTAAGAGAGACGACGCCCAGCAGATGCACAGCCAAATTGTGAACACTCACAAGATGCAGGTTATAGGCGAGCTTGACGAAGAAAACCCCACCCGGGGCAATGTGCTTATTGAATACACCGACGAAGACGGGCGCGAACATTTAAACAAGCCTACCAACTGGTCCTTCAATCAGCTCGC